TGTAGTGGCACAGTAAATTTGGCCACCTGATTAAAGGTGATATCCTCACCACAACACAAAACAGGTGACTTAATGAACAAGAAAACCAAACGTACTTTCACCCCTGAATTCAGGCTGGAATGTGCACAGCTAATTGTTGATAAGGGCTACTCATATCGACAAGCCAGTGAAGCGATGAATGTCGGTTCTACCACGCTTGAGAGTTGGGTGCGCCAGCTCAGGCGAGAGCGTCAGGGGATTGCGCCCTCTGCCACACCCATTACCCCTGAACAGCAACGTATTCGCGAGCTGGAAAAGCAGGTTCGCCGACTGGAGGAACAAAATACGATATTAAAAAAGGCTACCCCGCTCTTGATGTCCGACTCACTGAACGGTTTACGATAGTTTCCAGACTGAGTGACAGCCACTCAGTTGTCAGCCTCTGTTCCGCACTGGGAATACACCGTAGCAGTTACCGGTACTGGCGAAAACGACGCGATACGGTTAATCCGGCGCGAGTCAGGTTGTGCAGCGAAATACGCCGGGCGTGGAACCAAAGTAGGGGCTCTGCGGGGGCGCGCACGCTGGCTGAAATGCTGACCCAAAACGGCGTCCCGATGAGCCGTTACCGTGCCGGGCGTCTGATGAAATATCTGAACCTGAGCAGTTGTCAGCCCGGAAAACATCAGTACAAAAATGCTCGTCAGGAACATACCTGTCTGCCGAATCTGCTTGAGCGCCAGTTCGCTGTGCCCGAGCCAGATAGGGTATGGTGCGGAGATATTACGTATATCTGGGCAGGAAATCGCTGGTGCTATCTGGCGGTCGTCATGGATCTTTTTGCCCGCAGGGTTATCGGCTGGAGCCTGTCAGCGAATGCCGATACTGCCCTGATAAGCAGTGCCCTGCGGATGGCGTATGAGGTGCGTGGTCAGCCGCGGGACGTCATGTTCCATAGCGACCAGGGAAGTCAATATACAGGACTGAAATATCAACAACTTCTCTGGCGTTACAGGATAAAGCAAAGTGTCAGCCGACGGGGAAACTGCTGGGATAACAGTCCAATGGAACGCTTCTTCCGCAGTCTGAAAACAGAATGGGTGCCAACCGATGGCTACACAGGCAAAGACGTGGCCCGGCAGCAAATCAGCAGTTATATTCTGAATTATTACAATAGCGTCAGGCCTCACCATTATAACGGAGGGCTGACGCCGGAAGAGTCAGAGAACAGATACCATTTTTACTGTAAAACCGTGGCCAGTATTACTTGACCACTACAGAAAGCGCCGGACGGGACTGCATGGACACCACGCAGACGCCGCGTAACCCGGATACAGGAGCGCATTCGCTTTATCTGGAATAACGAAGCACGCACGCTGAAAAACTGGCATCACGACACGGGGAAATACGGGCGAACCATCACCGGGTGGGATGAGGATAAAAACAGCATCCGCACGTTTTACCGGGATGACATCGACCGCTTTCTGGAAATACGCACCCGGCGCATCAACCAGGACAGCACAAAGCGCGTCCCCATGTTCGTAAAACTGCGCACCGCCCGCTACCTGAAAGCCCGTGCAGATGCTTCCGGTGTGACGGTGGGTTACAGCGGCGTGGCCGCACGTATTGCACGCGTTCATCAGTTCGGTGAGCGCGATCAGGTTGCGCCGGGCATTTTCACCGATTACCCGGTACGTGAGCTGCTGGGTATCAGCCAGGCAGATGAGCGCCTGATTTATAACACGGTGCTGGGCCGGATTGCGGAGGCTGTACGGTGAGCGCAGAACTCATGCGACTGCTGAGCAACATCATCCGTACCGGGATCATCTCTGAAGTTGATGAGGAATCCTGGTGCGTGCGCGTTCGCAGCGGCGAACTGGAAACAGGCTGGCTGCGCTGGAACACCACGCGCGCGGGAGCCTTCAATGTGTGGCTGCCGCCATCACCAGGCGAACAGGTGGTAATTGCCTGCATTGGCGGCAACCCGGAAACCGCCATGATAATTGGCAGCCTGTGGAGTGATGCCAGTCCGGCCCCCGGCAAAAGCCTGAAAGAAATCGTGGTCAGCGCGCCGGATGGCGCGGTGTTCCGCTACGACGCGGCCGCAGGCGCACTGAGCGCCAGCGGCATGAAAACAGCCACCCTGCAGGCATCCGTCAGCGTGACACTGGATACGCCCGTCGTGGAATGCACAGACCTTCTGAGAACGGCGACGCTTGACGTCACAAAAGGGGGAAAGATGAGCGGCAATATCACGCACAGCGGCGGCAATTTCACCTCAAACGGCATCACAGTGCATACGCATAAACACGGTGGCGTTAAAGGCGGCAGCGATTCGACAGGAGGCCCGCAGTGACAACCCGCTACACAGGAATGAACCCGGACGGAACGGGAAACCTGAACGATATGGAGCACCTGAAACAGTCAGTCAGGGACATCCTGACCACCCCGCTGGCAAGCCGGGTTATGCGACGGGAATATGGCAGCCTTGTGCCTGATTTGATTGACGAACCCATGAATAACACCACGCGTCTGCAATGCATGAGTGCTGCCGTGATTGCGCTGACACGATGGGAACCCCGCATTGCCCTGGATGCCATCGACGTTGTCTGGAAGGCAGGAGGCCGCGCCGGGGTGACGCTGTCGGGCACTGTCATGCAGACCATGCAGAATGTTGAATTAACCATCACGCTGAGGGAGTAAATCATGCCTGCCGTTGACCTTTCACAGTTACCGGAACCCGCCATCATCGCGGAGCCTGACTTTGAGGCAATTCTGGCTGACACAAAGGCCATGATGATTGCGTCCTATCCCGCCGAACAGCGTGAAGCCGTTTCCGCCGCGCTGGAGCTGGAATCGGAACCCCTTAACGTTATCGCTCAAACCATGTCGTTTCGTGAAATGCTGTTACGCCAGCGGGTCAATGAGGGTGCACGCGCCTGCATGCTAAGCCACAGCGCCGGGACAGACCTGGACAACCTCGCGGGCAATATGAACACAAAGCGCCTGGTTATCACTCCGGCAACGGATACCACCGACGCAGTGATGGAAAGTGACACCTCGCTGAGACTACGGGCGCAACGGGCATATGACGGTCTGAGTGTTGCTGGCCCGTCAGGTGCATACGAGTATTTTGCCCGCAGCGCCAGCGGTCTGGTGCGTGATGCGCGGGCTATCAGTCCGTCTCCGGCAAATGTGACGGTTTCCATCCTGTCCACTGAGGGCGACGGCACAGCAACGGAGGCGTTGCTTAATACCGTTCGCGCCGTTCTGAATGCAGAGGATACCCGCCCGGTGGCCGACCGCCTGACCGTACAGAGTGCCAGAATCGTGACATGGCGGCTGAATGCAAAACTGTACTTTTACCCCGGCCCGGAATCCGAACCTATTCTGGCCGCGGCGGAATCGTCGTTCAGGAAGTGGCTGTCTGAGCAGGGGCTTATCGGTCAGGACGTGGCGTTGTCCGCTATTGCTGCCGCACTGCATGTGCACGGTGTGCAACGCGTGGAGATAATCGAACCCACACAAAATATGGCCATCAGCGACATACAGGCGGCGCGCTGTGAGTCATTCACCATCAGCGAAGGTGGGCGTAATGAGTAATTCACTGTTACCGCCATCAGCCAGCAATTTCATGCGTTGTGCCGAAGCCGTCGGAACGCGCATTACAGACATTCCGGTAGACCTCAACACGCTGTGGTCGCCGGACACCTGCCCGGTGCATCTGCTGCCTTATCTCGCCTGGGCATTTTCCGTTGACCGCTGGGATCGCAACTGGCCGGAAGAGACAAAGCGACAGGTGATTCGTGATGCATGGCTGATACACCGACACAAAGGGACCATCAGCGCACTGCGAAGAGCCGTGGAGCCTCTCGGCTACCTGATTGAAGTAAAGGAGTGGTGGCAACTCAACGAGGAGCCAGGAACATTTCGCATTGTTGTCGGAGTACTTGATCAGGGCATCACCGATGAAATGTATCAGGAACTTGAGCGCCTTATTGCGGATGCAAAACCAGTAAGTCGCCATCTGACGGGGCTGGCGATCAGCCTGAGTGTGAACGGAAAGATTTTCGTTGGTACGGGATGCTATCACGGCGATGCCCTGACGGTTTATCCCTACACCCCGGAGTCCATTATTGTCGAAGGGGATTATTTCCCTGCCCCGGCCATTCATTTAATTGATAATCTGAGAGTAAACGCATGACAGTGAAATACTACGCCATTCTGACTAATCAGGGCGCGGCACGACTGGCTAACGCGACGATGCTCGGCAGTAAGCTGAATCTGACGCAAATGGCCGTTGGTGATGCAAATGGTGTGTTACCAACACCAGACCCTGCACAAACAAAACTGATTAACCAGAAACGCATTGCACCGCTGAATCTTCTGAGTGTTGACCCTAACAATCAGAGCCAGATTATTGCGGAGCAAATCATCCCTGAAAACGAGGGAGGATTCTGGATCCGTGAGATTGGTCTTTATGATGATGAAGGTGTACTCATTGCGGTGGCAAACTGCCCGGAAACGTACAAACCGCAGTTGCAGGAAGGCAGTGGACGCACCCAGACTATCCGCATGATTCTGGTTGTCACGAACACCGAAGCCATCACGCTGAAAATCGACCCGTCGGTGGTACTGGCGACCCGTAAATACGTGGATGATAAGGTCCTGGAATTAAAGCTGTATGTGGATGACCAGATGAGAAACCACATTGCCGCACAGGATCCTCATACCCAGTATGCACAGAAACATAATCCGACATTTACCGGAGAACCAAAAGCGCCGACGCCTGCCGCAGGAAATAACACCACGCGGATTGCGACTACTGCGTTTGTTCAGGCCGCTATTACCGCTCTGATTAACGGTGCGCCAGCCACGCTGGACACACTGAAAGAAATTGCCGCAGCCATTAACAATGACCCGAAATTCAGCACCACCATTAACAATGCGCTGGCACTGAAAGCGCCGCTGTCGAGTCCCGCACTTACCGGAACGCCAACAGCACCTACTGCGGCACAGTCGGTCAACAATACACAGATTGCCACCACGGCTTTTGTGAAATCAGCAATTGCGACAATGGTGGGTTCTGCACCTGCGGCACTGGATACACTGAACGAACTGGCGGCGGCGCTGGGGAATGACCCGAACTTTGCCACGACAATGCTTAATGCACTGGCAGGTAAACAACCGCTGGACAATACGTTGACTAATTTGAGTGGAAAGGATGTCGCTGGTCTTCTCGCATACCTTGGTTT